TCATCACCCATTCCCGCCGCACCTGCCGCATGTCCTGCTCCAAAAAGCATTGGTATCGGTATGAGCTTGGCGTTGTTCCCTCCCGTGATTCCACCCCCCTGCGTTTCGGCGGGGCGTTCCACAAGGGGGTAGAGGTCTACTATCAACATCCCGACCGCGTTGCGGCGGATGACGCGGCCCAATCCGCCATTCGCTCCAACTATGCGGACATTCCCGCATGGGCGCTCGGTGACCCCGAGGCCGAAGCCGAATGGTTGACGGAATGCGAGACCGTGTGCGCTCTCGTATGGTCCTACGTCCGCCATTGGGCTTCGGCCAACGGCTCACTAGCCACCCTCGAAACCGTCGCCACAGAACTCCCCTTCGAGCTTTCTATTCTCAACCCCGAAACCCAGGCGGCATCGCCCCTCTTCCAGTTCGCCGGAAAGATTGACCGCATCGTGAAAATGGCGTCCGGCGCAACGGCGGTTTTGGAAACGAAAACGACATCCGACAGCATCGAAGCCGACTCCGACTATTGGAAGCGGCTGCGTGTGGATACCCAGATTACCGGGTACATGGTCGCAGCCCAGGCGATGGGATACCCCGCCGAATCCGTGGTCTACGATGTGATCCGCAAGCCCAGCATCAGGCCCAAGCTGGTAAAGGGAGCGAGGGAAACCCCCGCCGAATTTGGCGAACGGCTCCGCCAGGATGTGGCATCGCGGCCAGACTTCTACTTTGCCCGGCGTGAGATTGTGCGGATGTCGGTGGACGTTGACGAATTTCTTCAAGAACTGTGGGACGAAACCCAGATTCTCCGCTATCACCAGAAGAACGCCCGTTGGCCTCGCAACACGGCGGCGTGTATCCACCCCTACCCCTGTCCCTACCGGGAGTTGTGTTTTAACAGTGTGAATCCGCTTGAATCTGGATTGCCAGGCGGATTTCGCTTTTCGACGGACTTGCATCCAGAATTGGAGAAACCATGACACTCGCACCCCCCAGCAGGGCGGCACCCGCCGCACCCCCGAAAGCCAAGCCCGCGTTTGGCGATGTCTCTTCCCCCGTTGGCGCGGCCGTTGTCCTTGCCGCCGTGGAAGGATGGGGCAAGTCCACCGTGGGAGCCTACGCCCCCTCCCCCGCTTTCATCATGGCGGGCAACGAAAAGGGATACCGAACCCTCCTCAACGCGGGTCGGGTTCCGAATGTGCCAGCGAAATCGACGATGGCATGGGCGGAGATGCTTGACCTAATTTCCGGCATTGCCGAATCCCCCGGCAGCATCCGCACCGTCTGCATTGACTCCCTGGGAACCGCTGAGCGGCTTTGCCATGAGCATGTCTGCCTGACGGAGTTTCGCGGAGAATGGGGAGACAAGGGGTTTGCCAACTTCCAGAAGGGTTACGATGTTTCCGTGTCGCACTGGCTCAAGCTCCTGGTGGCGTTGGACAAGTTGCGGGAGAATCATGGGATTGACGTGATTTTCACCGCACACACCAAGATCAAGCAGTTCAAGAACCCCGAAGGCGCGGATTTCGACCGCTTTGTCGCCGACTGTCACGACAAGACCTGGGGCGCTACGGCACGGTGGGCGGATGCCTGCCTGTTCGGGAAATACCTGACGGTCATTGACAAGGAGAAGCAGGGCAAGGGGAAGGGGGTAGGCGGTTCGGAGCGGCTGGTCTACACGGAGCGCCGCGACACCTGGGACGCAAAGAACCGTTACGGGATGCCTGAGTGCATCGACATTCCCAACGATCCGGCATTGGTCTATTCCACCATTTTCTCTTACATCCACAAGGAGCAAGCATGACACCCGAAGGCAAATATGTCGCGGACATCACTGGGGCGGTTTCCACCGAATCCAAGAACGGAAGCCCGCAAATCTGCATCTCGATGAACGTCACCGAATTTGTTGACCCGGCGACGGGCACCGAAACGCTACCCGTTCCCATCGAACGCCGCATGTACCTGTCCTACCACGGCGGCGCGGTGGAGTACACCGACAAGAAGCTCAAGGCGCTGGGGTTCGATGGCAACTTTGAGAACATCGGATTTTCCACCAATCGCGTTGAAGTCTTGTGCAAGCACGGCACCAAGCAGGACGGGACGGCGCGGGAGGAGTGGGATTTGGCGAACTGGGGCGATGCCCAGGAAGTGAAGCCGGCGAGCAAGGCCACCATTCAGAAGATGGCGGCATTGTGGCGGGCGAAGCAGGGCAAGACAACCCCCCAATCGTCCGGCGTTGCCGGCGTTGCGGGGAAGCCCCCTGCGAAGCCCGTGGCGGGGCGTTCGACGCCAAAGCCTGCGGCGGGTCCGGTTGCGACTCGGGACGAGGCGTGGGCGTCTCTCTGTGCGGCCCATGACGGCAAGCCCGATGATGTGGTCAATGACCTTTGGGCGAAGCTCCTCGGGGACGCGGAAACGCGGTACGGGGTTGCCGAATCCGCCTTCACGGGTCAACAGTGGCACGCCATCAAGGAAACGGCGTCGCTCCCCTTCTAAGCCCACCCGCATCCGGCAGGGTCGCTCCCTCGGATGCTATCCCACCGGAAGGCCGTAGTAGCTCCCATCCAAGTGCAAGGCTTGGAACGGCTTTTAATCGAAATACATCGGCAAATTATGACCACTCCAATCGGCTAACCCACACGCAACACCTTTTTTTGGAGAATGAATGAGAATTACCCTTAACCTTGATCGCGTTGACGATTACTGCAAATTCCTCCGCATCAAGTCTCTGCCTAAATTTCGATTCTGCGGGCGAACAGCTATTTTCCCCGATGAATATGCCGCCGCCGTTGGAGTTGATACTGTTCCCGAACGCATCACCGAATACACCCCCGCCGATTACCTATTCGATTACCAGGCCGACATTTCCCGATCCGCCATCACCAAACGGAAATACGCCGCGTTCATTGATTGCGGACTGGGGAAAACTGCCATCCTTTGCGAGTTTGCTCGCCATGCATCCCAAAACATCCCCGCCGGGCGTTGTATTCTCATCCTTTCTCCTCTCATGGTCATCGAACAAACCCTTGCCGAAGTGAAGCGGTTTTATGGGGATTCGCTTCCCGTCCGACAGATCCGGGCTAATGAATTAAACGATTGGCTTGCGTCAGGCACCGAATCCATCGGCATCACCAATTACGAATCGCTCACGGATGAGATTAAGCCCGGTCGTCTTTCGGGTCTTATCTGCGATGAATCATCCATGCTCAAGTCCCATTACGGAAAATGGGGCATGAAGATCATTGAACTTGGGAAAGGATTGCCGTGGAAACTTGCCCTCACGGGGACGCCTGCCCCTAATGACCGCATCGAATACGCGAATCATGCCGTCTTCCTTGACCACTTCCCCACTGTCAACAGCTTCCTTGCCCGGTTTTTTGTGAACCGTGGAGAAACTGGCGAACGATGGGAATTGAAGCCTCATGCCCTTGAACCGTTCTACCGGGCACTTTCCCACTGGTCTATCTTCCTAACCAATCCCGCTACCTATGGATGGAAAGACAATACCGCCACCGTTCCACCCATTCATGTCCATATTCATGACGTATCGTTGACGCTGGAACAGACTGAACTCGCATTCACAAAAACAGGTACTCTCTTCGCCAACAATATCGGCGGCATTACTTCCAGGTCCGTTCTGTCTCAGATTGCCAAGGGATGTTACAAGGGCGTTCGGGTTGATACGGAAAAGCCCGCTTACATCAAGCAATTGGTGGAATCATGGCCGGATGAATCAACGATCATCTGGTGCAAGTACAACACCGAACAGGACATCATCGCCGCCACTTTTCCACACGCCGCAAACATTTCTGGCGATACTCCCTATGAATCCCGCGTCGAATTGATTAACGAATTCAAATCGGGCAAGCGTAAGGTTTTGATTTCAAAGCCGAAAATCATGGGCTTTGGTTTGAATCTCCAGATTGCAACCCGCCAAGTTTTCAGCGGCTTACAGGATTCTTACGAGGAGTTTTATCAGGCGGTCAAACGGTCGAACCGCTACGGCTCCACTCGACCGCTCAACGTCCATATCCCCGTAACTGACATCGAACGCCCAATGATCGAAACTGTGCTTACCAAAGCGAAACGCGTACAACATGACACCGAAGAACAAGAGAGGATTTTCCATGATGCCAAATAATTCCAACCCGTACCACGTCCAGCTTGAGGATTGTATTACCCACATGTCAACGATGCCCGCCGCGTCAATGGACATGTCGGTATTCTCTCCCCCGTTTCCCGCACTTTATGCGTACACGTCCGAATCGTGTGACATCGGCAATTCAGAAGATATGAAAGGTGAAGCCAAGATCCACCTCTCATACTTTTACCGGCAACTTGCCCGCATCCTCAAACCGGGCCGCGTTGTTGTTGTCCACGTCATGCAGCTTCCCCGCATGAAGCGTACCGGTGGCGTAGGGTTGTTTGACTTCAGGGGATTCAACATCCGCCTCGGGGAGCGGGCTGGACTGGTCTACGAGTACGATTGGCTGGTGCGGAAAAACCCGCAGGCCCAGGCGATCCGAACCAAAGCCCGAGAACTGCAATTTTCCGGCCTTGAATCGGATCGAGCAAAACAACGCGGCACCCTTGGCGATTACCTCATCAAATTCCGTGCACCCGGCGATAATGAAGTGCGAATCGACACCCCGAACCAAGTGACCCGCAACCAATGGATTTCATGGGCGGAAAGTTGCTGGGGTGACATTAAGGAAACGAATACGCTGAACGTTTCCGAAGGCCGTGGTAAGGACGACACGAAGCACATTTGCCCGCTCCAGCTTGACGTAATTGAACGGCTCATCAAGCTTTACAGCAATCCCGGCGAGATTGTTTTTAGTCCGTTTACGGGTATCGGTTCGGAAGGGTATGTAGCGTTAAAGTTGGGGCGATTGTTCTACGGTTGCGAGATCAAGCAAGAATATCACGCCGCCGCCGTTCGCAACCTTCAGCGGGCTATTCATGAATCAGGTGAAAGCCAGTTGTCGATGTTCCCGGCGAAGGCGTAACTCCCCCGTCAACCCTTTCCCGATTGCGTGGTAGGTATGACAACGCTACCCTACCAATTCATGACGCCCGACTTGCTCAAAACCAGGCTTACGCCGCTTTGAGGGTTCACAGGTCGGGCGTCTTTTTTCTGCACCGAAAATGGGTCAAAAAAATGAACTATTTACGGGTCATAAACCTCGAAAAATTTCAGCATTACAAACACCGAAATCCGCCTTGGATCAAGCTCCATAATTCCATCATGGATAACTACCATTTCGCATGCTTGCAAGATGCTAGCAAGTTGCACCTCATTTTGATTTGGCTGCTAGCAAGCCGCACCAATAACACCATTCCGGACGATTCGGAGTGGATTCGGCGGCGTATCGGAGTGTCCTCAAAAGTAGATGTAGAGTCTCTCGTAAGTCACGGTTTTATAGAGCGTTACAGCGATGCTAGCAAGATGCTAGCAAGTTGCGTGCAAAATGCTGACTCAGAGAGAGAGACAGAGACAGAGACAGAGAAGACCCCCTTACCCCCAAAGGGGGAGGGTGTGTCCTCCCCGGAGTTTGAGGCGTTCTGGTCCGAATGGCCTCCCCACCCCCGCAAGTCCGCCAAGGGGCAAACCGCCACTTCCTGGCGTCGGCAAAAATGCGACCCCATCGCCGGAAAAATCATGGCGGCTTTGGCGTGCTGGAAAACGTCAACCGAATGGACCAAAAATAATGGGCAATTCATCCCCGCCCCAAAAGTCTTCATCAATCAACGCCGCTGGGAATCATCACCCCCATCCCCAACCGAATCCGTCCCAACCGAAAACCCGTTCGCCGCGTTTATCAATTCGGAGTTGAACCATGACAAAAAGTGAATTCCTCGAATTTGGTCCCTACCTCACCTCGCTCTGGCCGAAATGGAAGCTGACCCCGGAGCAGGGGGAAATCTGGTGGCATCGGTTGCAGTACGTCACCCTGTTCGATGCCCGCAAGGCGGCTGGCGATGCTTACGCCGATGGTCGATGGAAAGAACCAACGCTCTCCGAAATCCTTGACGCACTCAAAGCCGTGAAACGCGGCAACGTGAAATCCAACTATGACGGGTTGCCCCCCGAATTCATCCAGCGGTGTGCCGACGAGGAAGCCGAAACGGATCGTCTCCTCGCCAACTACTCCGATGCCGACCTGAAAGACGGGAAGGAAATTATTCTGTCGAAAGAACCGGAACTCTTCCCGCTCTCCCGTTTGTCTCACGCCGGCAAATGGTGGCGGCATTTGTTCTGCTCCAGGTTCGTACACCACTCCGTTGCTGTTCCCGATGGTAATGGCGTGTGGAAACACATTCCCGTTGAATCCCATTGGGCCGCTGAACGCAAACTAGGGCCGATGGCGAAGGAGGCGATGCTGTGACCAAGTCCCAACAGATCCGCGAATACCTCGCCCCCTACGCGGGAAGGGAATGTCCTACCCCGGCCCTCACCATCGCTCGAAACACCGGATGCGGGCATGGCATCGTTTACCGAATCGCAAACTGCTACCGCGTTGAATTTGCCCGGAGCGAAAAGAAAACCGCGTCGATCACCGTCAAGGTTTGTTTGGCACCGAATCGGAAAATAATTAAAACCCCGAAGATTGTGATTCCCGACGCGGTGATTCGGGATGTGGGTTGGGAAGCGGGCCAATCGGTCACGATTCGAAACGAGAACGGGCGTTTGATTGTGGAGAAAACAAAATGAAAGCGAAATACAAACCCGAAATCTTCTACCCCCAAACCGTCCGTGATGCCGGATGGCGTCAGGACCGTGAGCAACGCATCCAGGCCCTCATCGCCAAACACGCCGCGTACGAATCGGAATGGGACTTCGATTGCATCGGCCGCGCCGTGTACCGTGGCAAAACCGCGAAGGGTGAAAAATGAAAAAGGTTCATGAACAAACCCTCCGCCTCCTCGAACTTGCCCGCACTGGGAAATACACCGCCGATGAATTGGCGACGATGCTCGGATCGACCCGGGCCAAGGTCAATGCCATTTGCTACCGCTACCTCGTCCAACTCAAACGCCTTCGCCGACACGTCCCAGACCGCCCCACCCACGGCCAAGATTCCGGCATCATCTCCCTTGGCCGCGTCAATACCCGCGTCCCGAACTGGGCCTTGCGTGAATCCGGCCTCGTCCGTTTCGACCGCTGCCGCGTTCGCGTCGATGGGTCTAAAATCGTTTTAGAGCCCGTTTAAGGCGTTCGCAGGCGCCAGAACGGGTTGTGAGTCGATTTTGGTGCAGCAATCGCTTGGCGGTGCCTTTCCGTGCGAATTTGGGGCATTGTAGGGGTTAAGTGGGGACCGGAAATAGACATAGGCCTATTCCCGATTCACCCCTACAAACGGCAATTGTTCAAACAATCATAATTCTGACAACATTTCTCTTGACAGACAATCGCCCCCGACCCTACGCTCCCCCATAGGTCGTCTCAGCCTAGGGAAAATTCCGCCATGACTTCACGACAACGTATCGACGGACTCAGCACTGAGGAGATGGTGCGGGAAATCTATGACCGCGTAATCGGGGACGGGACTGAAGAAAACCCCGGATTAACCATGAGAATTGATCGCGTTGAACGTGACGTGAGTGCGGCGAAGTGGCTGGGGGGATCGGCGATTGCAACGGTCGTCGGATTGGGTTGTACGTGGATTTGGGCAAAACTTACAGGGCGGTGAAACATGGCGGAAAGTGCCGAAATGGTAGGGGGAAAGGGGGCGGAGACATGCGAACTGCATTCGATTCAGGGGCGGTGCCCGGATTGCGAAGTGGATCGGCGGGAACGGGCGATTGAAGCGGATTTTGTGCGGTTGATGGGCATTATCAGGGACGTGGAAGGGATTGAAAACGTAGAGCGGGTGTGACGATGGGGAAGAATGCAAGATGCGCCGGGTGCGGCATCGAAGGCGACACGCAACAGCCGTTCAAGTGTGACAAGTGCCATGCGGCTGAACGGGCGAGGATGAGACAGAACCTGGCGATGCCGGGAACCGCAATTGACCCGGACGTTGTTCCGTGGAGGCCGCCGTATGAGCCGTGTAGCGATGGTAATGATGTGCGTGCTGATAAGTTGCCAGTGCGGTTGTCAGTCCTTCGGGCGCATCGTTGAAGGGTCAATCTTCACCACATCGAAGCCCGCCCATATCCGCAACTTGGAACCTGTAATCGAAAGGCAGCGACAAGATGACGAAGCCCGCGACCGTGCTGCTACTCAGCCTCAGCCTCTTACTCGGGGGTTGCTTTAGCCAGCGACCAACGGGAGGCGTTTCCCGGGCCGACAAGACGCCAACCACGGTTGTGGCCGTGGAAGAAGCCAAGTCGAGCGCCAAGGGGCTGGCAGACGGTCTTGTGGGGATTGGGAAGGGGATTGAGCGCCTGACGACGGAGAACATGGCGGCGGTGAAGCCGGCGTTAGTCGAGCAGGTGAACCAACTCAAGCAGACCGTGGCAACGCTGACCAAGCAATTGGATCAGGTGAGCATTCAGGCAGTAGCCGACGCGAAACGGGAAGCGACGAAGGACAAGCGGATTGCGGACCTTGAGAAATCCGACCCGGTACGCGGCTGGCTCTACTTCATCGGAATCCTGTGCATGATCGTGGGCATCGGCGGTCTCATCGCGTCCTACTTCGTGCCGATGCTGGCGACGGCGAAGGTCGAACCGATATTCGGGGCGGCGGCGGTATTTGGCATCGCTCTCATCACCATCGCCCACTTCCTCACTGAAATCTACTGGATTGCGGGGCTGACTGGATTGGGTATGGGCATCGCCTACGCCATCTATTACGCCACGCATCGCTCAATTGTTTCCTCCCTACCGCAGCCGGGGGCAGGTACTCAACCTACCCCGGCATCGGGGGGTGAAAAATGAGTGCCTTCGCCGCAATGTGTCTGCTTTGCCTCGGCATCACCCTGACCGCATGGGGAGCGATTGGCATCCTCGGCGTGTACATGCGAATCCGCAACGCAGCGCCGCCGTCCGCAACCAATCAAGCGACGCATATTGTTTGCGAAGATACAGACGATCAAGCGATCAAACGTATTCGGAAAGAATTGGGGTACAAAGAATGACATTTTCCGAATACATGAAATTTCGTTTCCAAGAATGTGAACTAAGTATTTTAATTATGGTTATTTGTTTTTGTGCGTTTATGGCAGTTTTTGGGGTTATAAAACTTGTAAAAGTCTTAACCCGCACAGCGACTCCATCCGCCACCAATTCAGCATCGCATGGAGTCTCTGTTAAGTCCTCGCACACGGATTGGACGAGGGCAGCGTGGGCCGAAGTGAATGAGGGGGCGGACTGATGAACCGCATCGAGTTCACGGATTTCATCGCCGACATCAAATCGCGTCACCGCAAGAATCGCCCGATGCCCGTCAAGTATTACCTCGACACCTATAAGGCGGATCATCGCCACGTTGAAGTTATCCGCGTTATGTATCCCAATGCCTTCCTGAATGGCAACCTCTACGGGCCGGAAACGGGCATTCTACGCATCCGCAAGACGTATCGCGGGACTCCTCTGCTAAGCATCGGCAAACGCGTCCTGAGCCGTCTGGACGCGATGGCGGCTGGCACCAAGATTCAATACTCCATCTCCCGCAAACGGTTGATTCTGGAGGTGGCAAAATGACCGACACCGCCACATACGCCCCTGACTTCTCCGTGTGCATCGATTGTTTCTATCGGGACGGTAAGATTGTCGTGTCGGCGATCAGCAATGGCCGATTGCTGACCACGGAGACGGATGTGCTGTCGCGGGGGACGTTGGACCAGCTTGCCCAATCGTGGGCCGGCGTTGTGTTTCTGGAGACGCAAAACACGCTCTTCCCCGATGTCAGATCGGACATAAACCAAGACGGGAAGATCGACCTTGGCGACCTCGACGCGGGGTTGAAAGACATGAGTAAGACCAATCCCGCCGTGACGGGCATTGCACAGGAGCCGATTTAATGGCTATTTCAGGGACAGTAATCTACATCCCATCGACCGTTGACGGTTCGCTACCGTTTGGCGGATCGTTCGCCAATGTGTGGGATAACAACCTCGCCACCGATGCCACGTATGACCCGGCCAAGTTCCACTTTGCGGCGGCGATTCAACCGACCGCCTACGCCATCTCTCCCCGTTCAGTAAGCGGCGGGTCGGACTATTCCAAACAGTCCATGAATTACAAGCTGTACTACTCGACCGATGACAGCACCTATACCCTCGCCCTAACTGGCACCACGGCATTCCTGCAGAACGTGATCGAGCAACGCAGCCTCACCGCACCGATTGCTGCCGCGCACTGGCGTTTCACCATGTTCGCGGTCAACACCGCAGACCCGTACCTGTCCGCGTCCGAAGTGCGGTTCATTGGTCCGTACAACGCATCGGTAGCGTGCCGGGCGTGTGCCCCTGTTGTCGATGTGACGCCGGGCCGATTCACCTCCGCTCAGACCGTTTCCCTATCCTGCGTAACGGGCGGCGTGACCATCTACTACACCACGGACGGCTCAACCCCCTCGGCAGGTTCCACCGCGTATACCGGGCCGATCACGGTATCGACCTCGCAGACAATCAAGGCGATTGCCATTGGATCAGGTGCGACCAGTTCCGATGTGGCTTCCTTCTCGTATGTCATTTCGGCCAACTGGTATGACAACACCAGTGGCGTTTATATTCTCGACAACTACAACCAACGGCTTGAAGCCCATGCGGGCACTATCCGCAAGTTCGGGAATTACTGGTATCGGTACGGCTTCCCATTCCGTTGCAGCGGTGCGGACAACCTCGGCCAAGACTTCGCCCCCGGTATCGTCTGCTATCGCTCCCTCAGCTTTAACGGGCCGTGGGAATATCGCGGCATCGTGTACAACTCGGCGGCGACCCGCCCGGGTTTTATCCTTCGTTCGGATGTGATTTACAACGCATCGACTTCCAAGTATGTCCTCATCGGTAATGATTGCTTCAACGCGGGTTACACGCCGATGCTCGCCACGTTCGCGACATGCGACACGCCGGACGGGACGTTCGTAGCTCAGAACTACCGGGCGGCGGTCGATGGCATCCAATCCGGTAACTCGTATGAGTTCAAGGACATGAGCCTGTTCCAAGACGACGATGGGACCGCCTACGCCATCTACAACTTCCAGCTCAACGGCGCGGCGAATACGCTCCGCATCTCTCGCCTCACCTCGGACTACCTCAACACCACGAACGCACCCAAAACGGTCGAAAACACGGCAGCGGCGGCGGGCCGTGAAGCTCCCCAAATGTTCAAGCGGGGGTCTACCTATTTCCTCATCACCAGCGTGGGCAACTTCTACGACAACGCATCGACGTTCGACCTGAAATACCAGACCGCCACCTCGCCCTATGGCACTTGGTCAACGGCTACCTCACTCTGGGCCAGCGACCCCGTAGGAACGCAGCTAAACGTCCAATCCGGCCCTGTACGGGCCATCCCCGGCTACCTCGACGGGCAGGGTTATCCCGCGTTGCTCATGGTGGGCGATTATTGGGGCAAGACGGCGATGTATGACAGCCGCATCCTCCACTTCCCGCTCCTGTTCAGTTCCCCGACCGCGTTCCAAGCTCAGCCCGATGTGACGTGGAAGCCGTCTGACCGATTCAACCCCGGGCAACGCGCCGGCACGGTCGTATCGTTCAACGGTTCATCCTCGACTATGAACGATTGCCCGAACGTCAACCCATTCAACGCGGGCACCGTTGTGACCTTCTCCGGTTCCGCGTCAACGATTAGCTAAGGACCATCATGGCAGGCGACTTAAAACCCGGCACCGATTGCAAGCTCACCCGGATGGCGATCCGCAAGGGATGGAAGATTCCCAACGATGTGAAAGAAACGCTACCCGAAAAGCTGATGGCGATCATTGATAACGAGTACGTGGTTGAACGCGACAAGATTGCAGCGGCGAAAACACTGGTTGCGATGGAAGGCCAGAACCAGGCCGACGACCATCTGATCCATAAAGACGAGCGAATCGACTCCGGCCAATCAACGGAAGCGACCGCGATGACCATCAAAGTTGTGTATGAGGAGAGCGAGTGCCCGAAGTTACCTTGAAATTGCCTAAGCCCCACGCTGGACAGGTCCAGGTGATTAGCAATGCGGCACGGTTCAACGTGCTTCAGTGCGGGCGGCGTTTCGGTAAGACCACGCTGGGGCATCAATTGGCGATCGCCCCCGCGTTGCAGGGTAAGCCCGTGGGTTGGTTCGCACCGTCATACAAGGTACTTCTCCCGGCACAGGAAGAGATATTCCGCCTGTTGCGTCCGGTGGCGGAGACAAACAAGGTAGAACGCCGGTTGCGTACTGTGAATGGTGGCACGATTGAGTTCTGGTCACTGGATGACCCCGATGCCGGCCGCTCTCGTAAATATGCCCGCGTTATCATTGACGAAGCCAGCATCGCCCCCAACTTGCAAGAGGCATGGGAATCGGCGATCCGTCCGACCCTAACCGACTTACGGGGTGATGCGTGGTTTTTGAACACACCCAAGGGCCGCAACTTCGCTCATAAGCTGTTCATGCGTGGCGAGAACGGGGAAAAGGATTGGAAGTCGTGGCGGCTGGCAACCACGATGAATCCGCATATTCCCCCCGACGAAATCGAAGCGGCGAAGCGTGAATTGCCCGAGCATGTATTCAATCAGGAGTTCTTAGGCATCCCCGCCGACGATGGCGGCAACCCGTTCGGATTGAAAGCCATCGCGGAATGTATCCGCCCCCAGTCCAGTGCCAAGGCGGTGGTGTTTGGTGTGGACTTGGCGAAGAGTCAGGACTGGACGGTATGCGTCGGTCTGGATGAACGCGGGCATGTTTGCTTTCTGGAACGGTGGCAGGGCAATTGGCGGGAGACGACTGAGAAACTGATTCGCATCATTGGCAACGTCCCCGCCTTGATCGACTCGACCGGCGTAGGCGATCCGATTGTTGAGGCGTTGCAAGCCAAGCTCCCCCGCGTTGAGGGGTTCAAGTTCACACAGCCAAGCAAGCAACAGCTTATGGAAGGTCTGGCGGCGGCGATACAGCAGGGGCTTATCGGGTATCCCGATGGGTGGTTGAAAAACGAACTGGATTCGTTTGAATACGAATACACCCGTACCGGCGTTCGATATACTGCCCCTCAAGGCCTCCACGATGACGGCGTATGTGCCCTCGCTCTTGCCAATCGTAAAAAGACGATGGCCAGCGACTTCCTAGAATTTTCCGTTACCGTGCCCGAGATCAAAAACGACCGCATGAAAGTCATGTTTGGCGAAAGGGGTTGGAGTTGAAAGCTGCTACGAAAACGCAAGGCGTGATTACGCAAAACGTCATGGCCGACAGTGGCAAGCCGGGTCAGGTCATACAACCGGGCGTCACGTACTTTTCGGTTCAGGATGGCGTGTTGTTCGGGAATGACAAAACGGGGAAAGCGGTCGTCATGGTGCCGTTGGCGGAAGTGGCGACCGCTCATATTGAGGTAATCGGTAATGGCTAATAGCTGGGTAATCAAAGCGCAGACTTCGCCGGACAAGTTCCTAAGCTCGTCTGTCAACGTGATTGAGCAGGGCACCAAACGCCCGAAGGAACGCCCGTTTAACTACCTGACGGCGGTGAATCAATTTCGCGGATGGATCTATGCGGCGGTCATGATGAACGCCAAGGCCATTGCAGCGACCCCGTTGCGACTGTACACCCGCAAGAAGTCGGGAACGAAGCTGTATACGACTCGCAACGTTCGCAAGGCAACGCCGGGCCGGTATCGGTACATGCTTGGCGAGAAGCGTACCGCACCCTCTAGCGGTGTGATTCAGAAAGCAACCGAATGGGGCGGCGAGTTTGAAGAGGTCATGGAACGGCACCCGATCACGCAACTGTTGAGCAATCCCAATCCGTCAACGCGGGGCTTTGAGTTCTCCTGCATGCGTCACATCATGGGAGCGTTGACGGGTAACACCTATATTCATCCCGTGGTTGAGTCGCTTCGATCCGGTGGCGACAGCATGAGCCGCATCAAAGAGTTGTGGTTGATGCCGTCCCAGTATGTGAAGATCGTGCCGGCCGCCCCATCCGAAGGCGACATGATTGCGGGATACCAATACGGCATCATCGCGACTCAGATGAAGTACTACCCGAAAGACGAGGTATTCCAGCAGACGTTTCCCAACCCGAAGGACATGATGTATGGGCTGGGACCGCTCGAAGCCGATTACGATGCCCAGAAAATCACCATCGCTCAACGGGAGACGGATCAGAGCCGGTATGACAACCTGAGCCGTCCCGACCTTGCCGTTATCACGAAGTCGGCATCGAATGTGACCAATATCAACCAGATGAAAGAGTTGCAGGAGGAATGGGCTCGTCTGTTCCGTGGTACGTTCCGGCAAGGCTCGCCCGTGTTCCTGACCGGGGATACGTCCGTTGTGCCGTTGAACTGGATGCCCACGGAACAGGGGGACCGGGAGATTATCATTGAAGAACATGCGGCGGTTTTCGGTGTTCCCGTGTCGATGCTGAAAGCGAATGACCCCAACCTTGCATCGGCACAGGTCGGGTTTGCATCATGGCGTGAAAATACGATCCTTCCCTATTGCCGGATGGATGAAGAGTTCCTTAACCACTTCATCCTCCCCGCGTTCGGGCTGGGTGAGGACGCTTTCTTGTGCTACGACGACCCCGTACCCGAAAACCGTGACGAAGTGCGGCAAGACATTGTTGCGGCCTTGCAGAATGGGTATTGGACGCGGAATGAGGCGCGGGCGAAGCTGGGTGATGACCCGATTGACGAAGAGAACGCCGATAAGCTGTTGGTTCCGTCTGGATTAACTCCCATTGAGAAAGTAGGCGAACCGCTTTCCATGGGTGGGTTTTCGATTGGAGGTCAGGATGGTCAGGGTAACGGTGGAACTGGACGACCGGACGATAGTGATAACGGGGGTGGCAATCGAGATGCAAACGGTGGAGGTACTGACAATGCAGACAACAACACCGGGACCGATGACGACGCAAGTTCTGGGGGCACCGATGGAACAGCGGACAAGTCATATCCGCGTAGTCAACTCCACCGTGAAGGAGACGAAAAAACAATCGTTCAGCTTTCTGCCCACGGGCACACCTGTCTAACCAAAGGCAACGCCGACGACACGGAACGCGAAGGCGAGTCCGAAAAGGTTATCCGCCGCATGACAAACAAGCTCAATGCGGTTTTCGCCCTGCAACGCCGCGATGTGGTGGCGGTCCTGTCCGGTCAAAAGGCGGCGGGCGGTCTGGACCTGGCGAAGATGATTAGCATCATCCGTGAATACGACGGTGCGATTGCTGAAGCCATCCAGCCGTTTATCACCGCCCAATTGGTCAACGGTGGCGGTGCGGCGATGGCTGCGATTAGCCTCCCCGCCGATACCTTCAACGTGAGCAACCCGAAAGTGGCGGAGTTTGTTCGCGGGTACACGATCCGGCTTGCTGGCGAGGTTAACGGCTACACGGCCCAGCAATTGAGCGACACGCTGGCTGAAGGTCTGGACGCGGGCGAACCTCCGGCACGGCTTGCGGTGCGTGTAAATGAGCTTTACGACGAGTTTGACGGCTACCGTTCCGAGATGATTGCCCGCACCGAATCGGCACGGGCGTATAGTGCCGGCAACGAAACGGCGTGGGCGGAGTCGGGCGTGGTGAAGGCGAAGAAATGGCAATTGGCGGCGGGCGGCTGCCCGGTGTGTGGTCAGATTGCCAAGATGCACCCGGACGGCATCCCGTTGGGGCAATCGTTCGTCCCCCTTGGCGCGGTGATTCCGTTGCCGGATGGGGGCGTGTTCAAGGTCAACTATTCCGCGATCAACACCCCGCCGGGGCATCCGCATTGCTTGCTCCCCGGCACCAAGGTTATTGCCCGCGATGTGATTGCCGCAATGCGAGCCAATTACTCAGGCCGGGCTATTAAGGTACGATTTGCATCGGGGGCAGTTGTCTCCGTTACCGAGAATCATCGTTTCCTTACCCCGCAAGGATTCATCGCGGCGAAGTTGCTCGGCAAAGGTTCGTATGTACTTGGCGGCGTCGATGGTCAAATGGGCACCTTTGATCGGGGTAACCCAAACGATTACGACCGCCCAACCGTTGTCGATGAGGTATTTAACTCGCTTATCATGTCGCGCAGCGTGGTGTCCCGTGGCGTGCCAGTTTCCCCCGAACACCTCCACGGCGATGGATTGTTCTGTAAGGGCGATGTCGATGTTGTATGGACCGACGGCCTTCTGCGGTACGCACACGAAACCGAGACCCTCAAGCATAACCATCAACTCCCGCTCTGTGCCGCATGGGACAGCCTTAAGCTCGATGGTTTGAGCGATCTTGACGCGATGCAAGTGGGATTGTCGCTTGCCTCTCACGGCATCATGGGCGGCCTTGCTCCAAGCCTTGCGTTGATCGGCGGTGGAAAAGCTCATGCGTGTGAACATGGATTCACTTCGATTACGCCAAGCGAAACTTGCCTTCTGGAACCTATCGCAAATGGTGCGGCGGCTGACACCGAGACGATTAGCGGCTTGCTTAACCGATTCTCCGGCCTTGTGGCGTTGAATCAAGTCGTCGATGTCGATGGGTTCAATTATTCTGGCCATGTCTACGATCTCCAAACGAGTAGCGGTATCTACAACTGCAACGGGGTATATACTAGCAATTGCCGTTGTGGAATGACAGCAGTTTTGGAGGATTGACCGTGAGCGAACTGTTGGAACAGGCAAAGGCTAGAGATTCGATTTACGTGATGGTCTACACGCCAAACGGTGATGAGGTCAAAGTGTGCGTCCCGCTTACAAAACAGGACACGCAAGACTCAATCATGAAACGAATGGTCAGTAAGATGTGTTATGAACTTGAACGGTGCAATTATTTCCCACGTATTGCACCCGGTACTTTTTATGATCGGGGAACAGAATGATTACCAAATCCACCCTCGAAGCGATCCGTTCCCGTCACAAGCTGGGAGCCGATGCCGAAGTAAAGGTGATGTCGTCGGTGCTGACGGTGAAGGCCGATGGGGACCATGACCCGTACAAGTTCACCGCCCGTATCACCACGGATTCCCTAGACCGTCAGGACGAAGTGGTCATCCCGCAAGGCGGCGACCTGACCGAGTTCCTGACCTGCGGGGCGTGGTTTTTTAATCACGATTATGCTCAGCCTGTTGGCTTCCCCAATAAGGCCAAGAAGATTGTACGCGGTGACAACTTCATCGAATGCGGCGGCGTATTCATGAAAAAGCCGATGGATTGGGATGGCGTGTTTCCGCCTGACCTTGCCCGCGAATTCGTCACGCAAGCCTACGCCAACGGCATCTCGCCCGGCGTGTCGATTGGGTTTGTCCCGCTCGAATCACGGCGGGCGACGAAGGCGGACGTTGCCCGGTGGGGTGAGCGTGTGCAGGTGGTTCACTCGAAATGGAAGCTGCTCGAAGTCTCCATTGCCCCCGTACAGGCGAACCAGGACGCATTTGTCGTCACCGTGGGCAAGGCGGTCAACAAGCCCGCACCCAAACCCGCCCCGAAGGTCATTCATGAGACGCTATGCCTCATTAGGCACGTCCCCGCCCCTAAGGTGGACATTGCGGCCATTGCGAAAGAAGAAGCCCGTAAAGCGATCCTGAAAGCGTTTGGGAGGGTATATGCCTGACGTGAAGGAAGCCCCGCGATTCGTCCAGTATGAGGCGCGGCGTTGCCCATCGTGCAAATCTACCGACATCCGCGCCACTTGGCACAAGGGACCGCAACGCGCCTATCGGTGTAAGGCGTGCCTCTGGTCATTCAAGGCACGTATTGTTTAACGCATCCGCCCATGCCTCTTCCAACGTGGCACCCTTCCCGAACGCCAAGATGCCGGCGTAAATCATCCCCACCGATAGAACCACCACCACGCACTTCCCCGTGTCGTTATTCCTGGCAATCTCAACCCGGCATTCATTGCCAAATCGGTTCCGAGCCTGTTGCTGTACGTCGCGGTCGTCCATAGCTGCATTCTATCAAAGTAGGTATCCAAACGGCTACCTACACTCTTCCATTCCGTTTTTGTGAGCGTATAAGCATATCAGACAACCCGCCAAGGCTGTGCGGGCTGAGCCGGATGATTCATTTCGAGCCGGATAGCCGCCACCCGCCCCCGAGCCAGATGCTAATTGCGAGCTGGATGGGAAAGCGAAGCCAGAGCGACACCCCGACACCGGGGCATCGTGACTGTTTTTCTTTCCCCCACGCAAGGATTCATCAATGGCTATCAAAATCAAAGATAGCGCCGACCTCAAAGCCAAGGCCAAAGCCAAGTTTGATAACTTGGTCAAGTCCGGCCTTGATTCCGCGTTGGCGTTCAACACCGTCAAGGAATATCTTGACGACAACGAATTCCAGAACGACGAAGGGCATTGCGTCAAGCTGTCCCTCGATTCGATGGATGTCCTGACCGACACCGATCCCACCGACAACAAGAGCATTGCCAAGGAAATCGGCGACGCGATCCGCGATTCGCTCAAGTCCCTGACCGTCGAAACCAAGGGCGGCAAGGTCTCCGCCGATGTCGTGGTCCGCACCGAAGCCGAAAAGCTGGTCGAAAACGACGAAACCAAGCGCAATTGGGGCTTCAAAAACATGGCCGACTTTGGCCGTGCCATCATGCACCTCAAGGGAGCGACCGGCATCACCAAGACCGACCACCGCCTCAAACTCCTCTCTGACTACTCCAACGGCGTACGCAATGGCCAGATCAAAGCCACCCCGACCTCGTTTGCGTCCGAACTCGTCGGCGCTGACGGCGGCTTCGCTGTTCCGCCCGAGTATAAGGACACCATCTGGACCGCCGTGCAGGACCAGGAATCTATCCTGTCCATGACCGACCTGCAGACGACCGCCTCCAACGTGGTCAACCTTGTCGCTGACGAAAACACCCCGTGGGATAATTCGACCGGCATTGCGGTCTACTCCCGTGCTCAGGGTGCGACCATGAGCCAGTCCAAGCCGGTTATCCAGAACCGTCAGATCCAGCTCAACGAAATCTACGCCCTTGTGCCCGTCTCCAACGAACTCCTCGAAGACGGCCCCATGCTCAACGATCTCCTGACCAATAAGGCTGCGGCCAAGATTGGTTACAAAATTGACGAGTACATTTTCCGTGGCAAGGGCAACGGCGAGCCGCTGGGCTTCCTCAACGCCAACTCCCTCGTCACTCAGGCGAAATATCCTGGTCAGGCCGCGAATACGTTTGCCCTCCAGAACATCACCGACATGTCCACCCGCATCCTCGCCCCCAATATGCGTAACCCCGGCGCGGTTTGGATCATGACCCGGCGTGCATACGCGGCTATCCCCTCCCTGACCATCGGCACCCCCGGCTCTGCCGGCGGCTTCCCGGTTGGGACCACCACGATTGACAACCAGATCATCCCCAGCCTCCTCGGGATGCCCGTGTACGTCTCCGAACACGCATCGGCCTTCTCCTCGGCTGGTGACGTGATCCTCTGCAACCTCAAAGGCTACGCGGCCTACACGAAGGCCTCGGGTCTGGACTTCCAGACCAGCATCCACCTCTTCTTCGACTCCAACACTACCGCGTTCCGTTGGGTGTTCCGCATGGGCGGCGAGCCGTATCTGCGTTCGGCTGTCACCCCCGCGAATGACACCACGATCACCCGTTCCCACTTTGTTGCCCTTGGTGCCCGGTAATCACGGGGGCGGGCAACCCCCGCCCCTCTTTTTGAATTGAAGGATTTCACATGAGCATTCCCAATAACAGCCTCTTGAGCGAACGGCTCAACGTGCTCGGGGCACTGTCCCCCGTGGCGTTGACTGCCGGTGCGACGCTCACTTCTTCCTACGTTGGGTTGCAGGCGGCCAATGGCAACCTCTCCCAGCGTTATCTCGGCGTTGTCAGTGTCAACTCCACCAATACGGCGACGGTCCAGGTTGTGAAGGCGTCGGATACGTCCGGCACTGGTGCGACCGCGATTGCCACCTATAGCTACGCCACCACGAACGGCGAAGCGGTGTTGTTCGACATCAACGGCGTCAACGTGGACACCTCGAAGCCCTACATTGCTTTGCGTGTGTCGGCTGCTGCGGCTGCGGTTGCCGTGTCTGGCATCATCCTTGGCGGCGACGGTCGGTATGACCCGGCATCGTCCTACAACCTGACCAGCACGACCAGCTTCACCACCGCATCGACCATCAATTCGGTCTAACCGTTTCTCCCGGTGTTGGGGAGGGTGCAAGGTTGTATCAGCACCCTCCCCGAACCGGGGTTTATCAGGGGTTCAAATGTCGTCACCTCGTCAAGTGAAAATGAAGGCGTTACTCAGCATCCCGCGATTGGGATTCACTGATAACCTCCTCTGTTGTGCCCGCAACTTCCTCCCGTTGGGGATTCACATTGTTTCTCATTCGGGCGCATTCTGGGAACAAAGCCTTACAAAGCTGATGCAGGTCTGTATCGAAGACGGGGACGATTACCTCGTCACCGTCGATTATGACAGCATATTCACGCAGGCTCAGTTCCTTGAATTGCTCCGTTTAATCGAGTCGTCCGGCGCAGACGCGGTGTTTCCCGTCCAGATGCGCCGCGACTCGAAAAACGTTCTTACCACGATTCACCCGTCCGAAGTGGTCGATGGGAAATGGGACACCAGTAAAGCACTCGTTAAAGCCCGTTCTGGTCATTTCGGCCTGACGATCATCCGGTGCGAGTCGCTGAAGAAAATGCCGAAGCCGTGGCTGTGGTCAACGCCTGACCCGTCGAATGGGCAATGGGACACGCAAGGGCCGGGGCGGTTCGATGCTGACGTGGGATTCTGGATGACCGCCACGGAACATCTGAATTGGCGTGTGTACCTCGCTAATAACGTTCGCATCGGGCACATCCAGCGGGTGATTACCTGGCCTACCGCAGATTGGACGATCAAGCATCAATTCATGGATGAGTATGACCGTGAAGGGGTGCCCGTATGACTCAACCCCCTGACCCCGGATCGGCGGGCCGGATGACGACCCCCCGCCGATCCCTCCGGGTCATAAGCACGAATGGATGCTTTGAAAAAGGCGGCACTTACCTTGTGCCTCCCGAGATTGCGAAGCGGCTGATTGAGCTTGGGAAAGCAACGGCGTCGGAATCGGGAGCGGATATGAAGATTCCGCACAAGGCAATGTTACACGGGCAGATTCGTAAGGCGGCGATGTAATGGCGACAGACCTGACAACTTTAGCCAGCGTTAAAAGCTACATGCACATCACGGGGACCAGCAGCGACACGCTGTTGACCTCGTTGATTAGTCAGGTGTCGCGCCGGATTGAGACGGATTGTGGGCGGACGTTCGGGGCGGCGAATTATGTGGAGTTCCACAACACCGGCACTCGCCAGCAGCGAATCCAGATTCGGAATAAGCCAGTGATTCAGGTGAATCGGGTTGGGTGGGGATATGCGACCGCGTTACAGGTGAGCTACACCGGATCGAATGTGTTTTCGTCCGTGCAGGTGACTCCCGACCGGCGCTGCGTGGTGACGGAAATTACCAACAGCGGGACTACGAATACCACGACATTCAACCTGACCACATCCTCCATGACCCTCGCCTCCCAACTTGTCACGGGCATCGCGGCCATCTCCGGATTCTCGGCAAACCTGATGGGCAATGTGGACGTTCCGACTAAGTGGCTGTTCGATACGGCCGGCGTTCCGTTGAAGTCCGCAAACGCCTCCTACACGCAATCAATCGGCTGGCCGAATGTGGACGTAATGACCTACATCGTAGACCCCACGTTCAGCACCATCGCATTCACGCCCATGTCGTCGATGGATTACATGTTTAGGCCGGACGGTGGACAGGCTACCCCGCTTTCCTTCCCCGGCACTTACCAGGGCGTCTGCATCGACTATCGCGGCGGGTATGAGACGATCCCCGACGACATTGCATTGTTGTCGAATCAGGTCATTGCCGATACCTACAACTTGTCGCTCAAGGATAACAACCTGACCAGCGAAGCACTCGGCGATTATACGTACACGCTTGCTGACCAGACATTGCGCCGTCTCAATTACGTTGACCGACTCGCACCGTACAAGAAGATCACCATTGCGGGGGGCATGGGATGATCGGAGTACCCGCGTATTGGTTTGATAAGGACGTAACGATTCTCCGCAAGTCCCAGACTCAGGACACGGGCGGCGGCGTGATTGAATCGTATACCGCCATTGGTAATTTCCGGATGCGGTTGAATGCTCTTGGCGGTTCCGAAATCAACACGGGCGGCGGTTCTCGCACCTCGAACCAGTATACGTTTTACGCACCGGGCGATACCGACATCATTAGTACGGACATCATTAGTTATGCTTCGCGGCGGTTCGACGTTATCAACGTTTCCGACTTGGACGAGCAGGGAATCTTCCTAAACATCACGGCGGTAGAAGTGGTGGTGCCGCCGTGAATGTGACCTTCCACCAAGCATCCATCATTCAGAAGTTGCAGCGGGCGGCTTATCAAGGCGTCAAGAAAGCTGCAACCATGTTACAGACTGAGATTACGGAAAGCCTTGAGCGTCAC